TGATCCTCAAGCTTATTCGATTTGGCATTATTTGCAANCACTAAGCATTCATAGTTTTCTGTACATTGATCCATTACTTGGCAAAATGATTCGAAGGTAGGAAACATACCAGCATAATTTTCATAAATCCGTTTTCGATTATTAATATAGGGTTCCCGTAGAATGAAAGTGTAATCAATATTCGTTCTTAAATTGGGTGGCACCCCTAAAGGGTATTGCATTGTAATAACGAGCATGATTTTCCAATGACGCCCATTCATAAATAGCAGTCTCATCAGTTTCTCTCTTGCCCAGGAATTATCATAAAGGCAATCATCTAAAATTACAAATGTTCTTGCATCAATACTGGAACGTTTATAGGCTGCTAATTCTTTTTTTATTTCTTTGAGTCACTATTTTCTGACGTTTGAGGATTTTTTCAATTAATAACAGTATTGTACTCTTCGTGAATAAATAATTTGGGCACTAATTTTCCATAAAATCCGTTTCCCGCTTCTGTACCCGATATCACAGTTCCTATGGGAATATCTTGATGATAATACAGTAAATCACGAACAAGGAAACTTTTTCCTGTATCGCGACGTCCAATCAGAACAATAACCGGGCCTTGAGTTTGACCTGCCTCAAATTGAATATTCTTCATATCAAATTTTTTCAACTCTAAATTCATACTAATTTTTAAAAATATTATAAATCAAAAGCCCATACGAATATGTATGTTCTCTAAATAATTTGTATATATTGGTTTAAAAAACAATTTATTAATATACTTATTAGCTAATGTTATCTATTTTCTATCAGAAGAATGAGAATTCAAAATTATTTAAAACTTTAGAAGAGAATGGGATTGTAGCCCCTCAAAACTATATACCGCTCTACAATCAGTTTTTCGCCTTCTCCCCACAGAATTATAATAAATGTAATTTAAACCATCATTTTCATATTCAACATCTTAAACCTTTAGAGGAGACAAACAAGTATGAATGTGTTGTTACAGATCGTTCAAATAATACGGGTACAACGACCACCTTTTTTAAATTTTCTCCACTATTAGATCCCATAAAGTATATGGTGGGGAAGTATGTTTTTGATACAACTGCATTAACTGCGCTACCAACTTTAGAAGGCGGCAATTGCCATAAAAAGGTCCTAGATCCTAATAATGCTGCTTATGTGGATTCCTTTTTTTCCTATCTGTCTAGTGAGGTCCTACATAAACACAAAGTCCCGCATTGTATTGATTTTTTTGGATCGTTTTTGGGTATTAAATCCAACTTTACAGTTAATATTTTTGATGATTTAGATTATCTGAGTGAAAGTGATTTTTTTGGACATAATTGTAATAAGCTTTTTAAAATTAATAATACTGATATTTCATACCATCTTGGAAATTCTACACGAAGTAATTTCAAAAAAATTAGTATTGATGCAAAAGATATATCTCAAAATCTACGTATTACAGATATTAGTCTTGTAATCTTTGAAGACATATTTGAAAAAGGCGTTGTAGAAAGCACCAGTGTTCAGCCTCTGCAACGTGACCTAGTATTTCAATCGGAAATAGAAGTGTCTGGTAAACGATATTCCAGCTCTCGATTATCCGATTCTACGTGTTCTTCCAAATCTTCCCATACCTCCGATGAAGAAAGCGATTATAGTCAGGATGCAGATGAAAGAAATCTTGATTCTGATAGCGAATGTTCTTCAAGTATATGTAGCAGCACTACTGATGATGTGTTGGGAGCTACTATATTTAATTTTCCCGTTCAAATTATTTGTCTCGAATGTTTGGACCAAACACTGGATTCTTGTTTATCCGAAGATTCGGAATTAGAAGATGAAGAATGGCGTTCTTGTTTATTTCAAATTATTATGACATTGATTATTTATCAAAAATTATTTAATTTTACACATAACGATCTTCACACAAACAATATTATGTTTCAGAAAACGGATCGGAAATATTTATATTATAAATACGATAATAAACATTATAAAGTCCCTACCTATGGGAAAATTTTTAAAATTATAGATTTCGGCCGTGCCATTTATAAGTATAAAGGAGAAGTGATTTGCAGCGATAGTTTTCACCCCAAGGGTGATGCCGCCACGCAATATAACTGCGATCCTTATTTTAATAAGAATAAACCGCGACTAGAACCTAATATGAGTTTTGATTTGTGCCGCTTGGCCTGTTCCTTATTTGATTATTTTGTAGATGACTTTGAAGAGCAGGATCAGTGTATGGATCCTATTGCTAAAATAATTACCCAATGGTGTACCGATGATAAGGGTCGCAATATTCTTTATAAGACGAACGGGGAAGAACGATACCCTGATTTTAAATTATATAAAATGATCGCCCGCACAGTTCATAAGTATACACCACAGTCACAGATTGAACTTCCATTTTTTCAGAAATATGCCGTAGGTAGGCGACGAATATCGAAAAAAGCCCGGATATTAAATGTTGATAAACTTCCTATTTATACTGAATAATAGGGAAGATGATAATATGTATTGATAGTATACTTATTATCTTAAAAATCAGGTTCATTGGTAAAAATAGCTGGGGCTATCTTTAAATTTTTGAGTGGACCCATTTGTTCTAAAATAAACTTACCGGATAATACGCTAAAATACACGATAAGTGTATCCCGGAGAATAGATTTCAAGGGTTTATTTTCTTTCAAAATAAATCGCATTTCAAGAAATTTAAAGAAGAAATAAAAGAATGAAATAACAGCTGCGGTTATAAAAATCGAGCCTTCCATTTATGTACCTGTAAAATAAAGTTATGGGTTTTTTCCGCATTATTTTAGTTCCACTACATCTTTTAACATTTCTTTTTGCAATTTCATTTTATCGTCCAAGACATGCACATCAAGATCGCCGAGTTTCATATCAACTGGTGTATCTAAGATTTTGATTTTTTCATCCTCTTCGTCGGCGTCGTCTTCTTGCTTTCTCTCTTCATGGCGTTTGGCGCTAATCGCCTCTAATCTTTCAAGTGTCTTGGGTGCCACAACTGTTTCAACAGTATTGGTTTGAATGGCGGCGGAATTTTCTTTCTTATTATAATTAACAACCTTATCTTTATCATCGAATGATAAATTTGTTGATTTATCTGCAGTCTGCGTCCCAGTTTTGTCGACCGGCGCCGGCTGCGCAATCTGCGTGGGTGGTGCCGCTGCTGCTGCCGCTGTCGCTGTCGTGATGGTGGATGGGGCAGTAGTCTCCTTCGGAGGTGATTTTGTGTTTTCTGCATGAATTTGTTCTTTCACACTGTGTTTTAAGTCCGCTTCGTCGGTTCTATCTTCTGTTCCCTTCGAGACATTTTTCTTTTCAACCGTCGTCTCCGCGGCTGTCCCTTCTTCCACAGGAGCAACCTCTTNTTTCACAGGAGCAACCTCTTCTTTCACAGGCACTTCCTCTACTTTGCTTTCTTCAATTACTTCTTCTTCCGTTGTTTCGTCGATATAAGCGCGGAGGATTTTATCCACTGGAATATTGGAACGAATAACATTTAAAATACATTCTTTGCAGATGAGTTCACATTCGCGGTGATTTTTCTGTATCTGTAGAGATGGGATCCTTGTCTCAAATAAATATACATTTGAGTATAGTTTGCGTGCAAATTGCACATAACAAGCGTGGATAAATTCTGTTAATTTGGGCACATTTATATCGACCTTTTTTTGTTTACTTGCCACACGAATGCTCGTTAGAATTTTTAGTTGTGATATATGAACACAGGTTACAAGATCCTCTAAATAAGCGCATCTACTTCTACCGATAATTCTCTTCGTTTCTTGACTAATAATGGTTTGATTCCATTTGGGAACACGAGTTAAAAAATTCTGAAAAGTCATTAGATACTTATCTTTCTCGTCGTTACTTATGCATAATTCTAATGCCTCTTTGAATATTGATTTAATACCTTCGATAAGTAAAGGGGTTAAAATATTCACCAAACGGGCCGAATACTCATTTTTAGCTTCGGAGATGGCCGAGATATTGTAATCATCCATTTCTACATTTCAATAATATTTTCTAAATCTGTTTTTGTACGAATAAAAGCAAAGTTTATAAGATAGAATATTAATAATTTTTCATTTCTAAACTCCTTCCGTATTTTATCAAAATAAATTAATAGTAGAAATTTTTTTTCTATCGGATATGTTGGGATATTTTCTAGAACTTGCATTAAATCTAAGCACGAGTATCCTTTTTCATATAATTTTTGACAAAATTGGATACATTTATCCATAGTATTATAATTACTCTGTTTTTCAATATTTGTTTTTAACCATTTATTGCGTTTACTTACAAACTTTGTTTTCTGATTAATAGATGTTTTTTTATACTTATGCAAACTCACAGATTGTCCGTCTATAATAGGGTAAGGAATATAAATATTGCAAAATCGTGATAATATTGGTCGTAATAATTTATTTTGGTTTTCTACAATAATAAAAAATCTGGTGGTATGGCTAAATTGTTCAATACAACGTCTTAAAGCGGATTGTGCATCAGTCGTAAGTTTATCTGCATTAAATAAAACGATACTTTTGAATAATTTTCCATCATTATTGTGGATATTCGTTTTTGCAAAGAATTTTAACTCATCTCTTATAAAACGTATTCCTTTACCATGCGCACAGTTAATATAAATTACATATTTTTTTTTCTCTTCTTCTGTCGGGTATATTCGTTGAACAAGATGATTGAGAATATGGCGTTTTCCGCCACCCGCGGGTCCATAAAATATAAGATGTGGAATTCTTCTGGTGGCGACATATAAATCGAGTTTCTCTTTAATAGTTGTATGAATTTCCAATGTGCTCATTATATTAGATAAGCGGATGCGTTTTTAATTATAAATAATTGGAAAGTTTATAATTAAATTATGCGACACTTTGAAGTGATTGTGTATATGGATTTGAACGAAATGGGTTAAGTAGATCTGTATTTGTTCGTTGTAATTCAACTGTCGAATCACGATTATTATTATAACTAATTTTACCATAATTAGCGGCCTGCGCTGGCTGCTTTGGCATATTAATAGGTCCTTCGGCTGCCCGCATACTGCCGATTTTTGAACTTTTAATATTCATATTACTATTAAGTATACTCATCCCGCCTTGATTGGGGCGATTTTTGGAAACAACCTCACGATTGGGGTTCAAATGAGCATTATAAGCTGCATCATACACCGGACCCGCTGTTGACCAAGGTGTGGCGCCAGCTGCACCAATCGCCATACAGCTTGTTGTCTCTCTTTGATTTGAAATGGGTTGGGTTTCGGTGACTGTATAAGCACCACGCGGGATACCATAAGTATAGGTGGCTGTGCCGTCAAACTTATTGACTGCTGTTTGTTCTTTAATCGTTGTTCTCGTTCGTTCTGCAGGATTCCAAACTCGTGCTTGATTAACACCATATGCTCCACCGGCGTTTCCTGTTGGGCGCAGATTTCCGATCACATTTTCCTTTCTGGAAGGGCGCAAAACATCCATGAGTGGTGCCGCGACAGCTTTGATCCAGCCACCTACAATACCATAAGTTTCGGGCTGATTTACAGTGCTTCTTGCATTTGGGCGCGAAACAAATCCGTTTTTCCCATAATCGTATGCTAAATTCTTCCATCCAGTGGCATAATTTAAATTATGCGCCGCGCCTGGATGTTTAACAGGGCCCTCGAGAGTAATTTTCTTTGAAGGAACCGTTTGCGCTCGCGCCCGTTCCCCTTCGGCTCCGTATACCTCCCCGCCGCCCGCGCCATAATATTCTCTGGCTGTAAATGGGCGATTAACTGGTTGCATTGGTTCCTCTGAGCGCACACGTTGTGCTTTTTCTTGACCCGTTGTTGTAAACCAGCGATCAGGGTGATTGAAATAAAAGGTATCCGGGCGATTCTTTTCAACCCGCCCTTGGGCGAATTTATCGGCGGGTTTCTTGATGACAGAATTTGCGGGGCCTTCGTGATTTGCTAAACCAAATGTAACCTTAGGGTTTGTTTGAGTGCGCAATTGGTCGACCGTTTTTGGTAACCATTGCTTGCGCGCTTCCATCCCAGCATTAAATCCGCCCGAGGGTTGCGCCGTGTAGCCTTTGTTCAAACCGGGACCTACTTGCTGTTCTGAGTAGGGTTTATTACATGAAACACGGCGCGATGGATTCATACGCGATTGCATAAAATCACTTACGCTCGGTGCGCCGTGGGCCCAGTGCATATTAGCTACGGGTTTGAAAAGAGGGGCTTGTGCTTTCTTTCTCACCTGCTGCGAGCCAGCCCCCGCCATATTGTCTAAAACCGATTGCCCGCGTCCCTGATCAAAGGTTCTTTGGGTTATTTTTGACCCAAAAAAAGGCACCATGTTATTAAATTTAATATCTTTCTTTTGAACCTCGTTACCTGTTAGTGATTTAAAAGTAGTCGTGTTAGTTGGATCAGCGCCTGTTTCCACGGCCTCTTCGTATACATTTTGTTGATAATAGCGGTCCGTGGCCGAATTTGGAGACCCATAAAAGGCATTGTTACCTGATAAATTTTGATATTTTTGTGTTGGATAATTTTGAACAGGCTTCACAGGAACTCCAGTTGGCACTCTTCCCTGTGGTATTTTTCGGTTGATATTTTCATAATTTTCCTTTGTACTTGTTTTTTCCTTTTGATTTGATATAATATACATTGCACCCAAAGCTACTGCAGGTATTACGACTTCAGCCATTATATATAAAGCAACATATTTTCTTCGGGATTTAAAACATATTGCTTTATTGAGGATTTAGACAAGGAAAACTGGGTTTAAAGTTATCTCTCTCTAAAAGTCTTGTATTCAAATTGTTATGAAATGGAATGCAGACATTTTCTTGAGGATTTAAGAAAAGAATGTAACGATGGTTTTGTTCTAAATCTTTATATAACCAAGCTGGATTGGTAGCTCGCGATTGTTTTGTTACCGCTTCAGTACATTTGGGATAAAACAGTCGCTCAGATTGAACTACGCCAGCATAAGGATACTGTGCAGCGGTGCAATCTTTTTTTAATTTGCGGGTAATACCCAAAAGATCACTATCGATATCAATAGGTGCCCCACCATCAACATGGCGCAGGTTCGCGCCCCATTTTTGTAATCGCATCTGGGGATCATCATAAAAACATACATTGCATCCAGGTCCTGGTGTATTCAACATATAGCGCCCAGGTCCCGTTAATTCTTGAAGCTTCTTCATTGTCCTACAGTCATCATAATCAAAACGAGTAAAAGCCATAGCTATATAGTGCAAAGATATTTTATTTCATCGCGATGACTTCACTAAAGATATAAAAATAAATTATCAAGTATATATAAATGATGAATTTTAAAAGTATCCAAAAATATTTGAATTATAATGGATATTACCGGATCAAAAATATTAAAAATAATCAAAAAAGTGCAAAAACAAATGCTAAGGATTATGATAATTATCTAGATAAGATATCCGGATTTCAATGTTGTTGTAAAGAAACATGCGATTGCTGCTGCACATACTCTTTAGAAGGGTGTTGTCGCAATAATACAACACAATCTCATACAACAAGTACACACTGCATTTGTTATAAGGGGATAATGGAAACGCGCCGCGGAAATGGAATTGATGCCTCGGGCAGTATCCAAGCTGCCAATCAGGTGGGTTATAACAATATATCTGGTATGCCTGTCGGTGGCAATAGCAACAACACACCTTTAAACCGCTTTGGATCTCTTCATCCTAAAAATACATGCGAAGAATTAATTATTGAATCTATTACTTATATAGATAATCCTATTGCCGGCACACCCAATCTTCAAGTAACTTTTTCAGGAGATACTTGGGGTGGCACCGATTTTAAATGTATTGTGTTGACAAAAAAAAAGTATGTTATTAAACTTTATCGCTCTGCTCTGTTCCACAACAATACTTCACTGTTAAATCCTCAAATATGGACAACTACTACTGGAGGTCCCTATACAACTTATTTTTGGCGTATTCCAGACAATCAGTCATTGACGGAAGGAACGTGGTGTGCCCAAATAAGTATATAAAGCTTTTGAAATAAACACAAAAGCTTTATATCATCTAACAATAAGGCCCTTTGGCACGTTGGCAATTTTCAACAACCAAAGGTTCTGGAAGATATACCGGCAGTCGATTAAAAAAGGATATATGGGGCATACGATTAAGTTCCGGCGTAACGGCGGCCTTTGGTTTTACTAAATTAGTAGAACCAATTCCAAATAGGACACTTTCAATATCGGGGGCATTGCGAGAAAGAATTTTATTATTATATCCATTTGTCATCATGGGCATATTAATTCCAGCGCAAGGGAAAGCACTGTTAGCAGCAATACATTTGTATTTCCACATTTCATGTCTGTATGTTTTTTGAATTCCTTTTTGCTCTTGGCAATACCATCCGCGAGAATTATTCAATCGTGTAGAAGCCATTTATATATATGTATTGGAATATTATTAATTTTCCGATCATTAAATGTATATTTAACTATTATTATTTAATTTTTACGCCCAAGATACTCTTGGTCGCGCGTTAACTCGCGGCTAGGAAGACCACCGCGGATCCATCCACGAGCAGCAACACCCTCGACCAAATTGGCCGGGTTTTGAATCGTTGCTTTCACTGAAGGGATAAGGGGTGTAGAGGTATATTGTCCAAATGATTTATCCATGATTGTTTTGCAGCTCTTTAAGTCTTGAATCATGGCGCCTTGCTGAAGTCGCGCTTCAATAACAGGGCGTGGGGGCCCGCGGCCTAAATATGGAACAGTTACAAAAGGGCGTTGGTATAGACTGATACGGCATTTTGGATGCGTTTGGATAGAGCCAATGCGGAGATTTGAGTCACTTCCAATATTGCAACCACCGGCACCTGAGTTGCCGAAACCGCCATTATACATTATCGCAGGCTGCTGTGTTGCAAATTCAATGGGCTTTTTCATTCCACAGTATTGGAGAAAATAATTAGTGGTCGTGTAGCTGCCCATAGCACTGTTCTGTGCTTCTCTGGCAGTTATTCCACAATTATCGTCCCCGATGCGGGTTAGATTATCGAAAGTATAACTATATGAGGTTGTCATTTATATAATTATATAAAAGATTATTATTTTGGTCTCTTTTAATAATTAATCCATCGGGGATTGTCCTTAATACATTGAAGACCGTCGCCTTCTTTACACGAAGGCATATTACCATAGCAAAATTCGGCGAAAGCCGTCTGGTCATTTGGCACTCGCGTGTTCGCTGTCGGGTAGAACTGGCGCATTGAATTCTCGAAACTCAATTTATCTCCTAAATCTACGAATAATCTCGGGTCAATTCCCACATTTCCAGCGCTATTGTTTATTTCTTTTTCAACCACGGGGTTAAATGAGGGTGCGGCCGCCTTTCTCGTCGGATTATCCTTTATTTCAGGTAATAATACATTCATCAAGGGATTGGCAGGATTGGGTTGAGTAAATGGTCCTTGGGCATTAGTTTCTAGTTGTTCTCTTATAATCTCCTCCTGCATTGATATATTTTCATATGCTTCTTTCAACTTCTTCTTTTTTTGCGTTTTATAGATGATAATCAGAATTACTATTGTTACAATCGCGCTAATCGGGATTTTGAAAGAACGGGTAACTAAATATCCTAAAATACTTAATAATATTACTATACGAGTAATAGCATTTAGTTTCGCTGCTAGGGTCATCTTTCCCGTTGGCCACAATTCTGTAATATGCTCTTTATTAAATAAAATAGTCGGATCATTTAACCAAAAAGTATTTGTCATTATGATATATATATACTCCTAAGTTATTTTTTATTTCGTCTTTTTCGTCTTTTTTTCTTCTTATTTTTTTTTGGTTGTTCTGTATTTTTCACCTGCATACTTTCTAAAAGTTGGTTGGTCTTCTGGGCATCTGCCAGCTGTTTTTCGAGCAAAGAAATTTGTTGATCTTTTGTAGATACCTGCTGGGCTTTTCGGGCGGACAATTTAGCGCGCATTCTGTCCCTTTGTTTGGCCATCCGTACATTACGATTCATTTGCCCCTGCATGGCGCCAAAATTTAATTTACCTTTGCCTGCCCCGCCGAGCATTCCGTCAAGACCATCTAAGCCCATTTTCCCAAATAAATCTGTCATATTCTTCATACCGGGGACCTTCTTCAGCTTTTCCATAAGTTCTGCCGCTTCTTCCATTAACTCGCTTTCTTTTATCTCGCCGGATTTGATTTTATCGTCCAAGCTGTCACCGAGACGTTTCACCATTTTCATTAATTTTCCGGGATTTTTAAAAAGGTTCTGGAAAACATCTCCTACCGATGAAATACCCGAAATATCTGTAAAATCCTTCATTGTCTCTTCGGTGATTTCACTCGCAAGTCGCCCTAATTTTCCATTCNTCAAACCATTTATATGTTCATGCAATTCCTCAGGATCGGGGAGATTTTCTGATAGATCAAAAAGATTGGTTCCAGACGCTACCCCACTAACATCTAAAAATTCGGACATTTGTGAGATAGTCTCGCCTATTTTCTTCTTTAATTCTTTCTCACCAATAGCTTCAAACAACTTTGTCGTATCGCCAAACTTTTCCACATCTCTCTCGCCGTTAATGACGACGAAACAGACGAGCTGAAGATATTTCCAAATAATGTTTCGGGTATTATCACTAATATTTTGACACCATACATCTTTAAACTCAATATTTGGAAGAAAATGGGTATTATAATCGGGATTTTCAAATAATTTATCGTTTTTGTATAATAAATCAAAAAATCGTTCAGGATATACTTCTTTGCAATAATCCAGCAATGCTTGCGTATTTTCAGGATCATTATTATTATTTACTACTTTCTTAAGGCGCGGATCTAATGTTTCGGCGTATTCAGGGAATGATGTTAATAGATCACGGGTAAAATCTTGCATAATGGACACAAATTTTGTCATTTGTGTCCCGCCTTCTTCATTTAATTCCGACATTATATATCTAAATTAAATGAAATTTTTAAATAGAAATTATTGCTTATCAATAAAATATAAATTACATAATTTTGTTAAATTTTGTATATATTTCATGGCCTTTTGTTTATTGGTTTGTTCCATATTTCGAATTTGTTTCTGCATTCTCGTGATCGATTGCAGCAGCTCGTCTTTGTTACCATCCACACCTTCACCCACGTCCCAAGTATAATCTTTTTCTATGAAGAAATTGAAATTTCCACTTGCGATTTCCGTTATGATAAGGCCCAATAATATGTGCTTTTCCATATCTTCATAATACTGCGCGGTTTAGCCTTTGTTAAGCCATACATAAAAATCCTCGTCGTTTTAAGTTCGGAATCGTGTGGGAAAACGTTAATAATATCATCCACAAACTCAAGTAGATGATTATTAAAGGCTTTTAAAACGCTGCTCATTAGTACTATTTATGTATGAAATATTTTTAAATACCTTATGAATGATTTTGTCTTATTTCGTTATTGCGCGCAGCTTGAAGTTTTCCTAAATCTATTGATCCCACTTTATCTGGTTCATAATCATCCGGCGGCGTTGCGATGGTCTGGCTTTCATTAATTAACATATAACTGTGGCGCATTCTGAGACCCCCATCACCTTTGGCCGAAAGTTGTTCTGCGGTCATATCTAAATAAGAGTATGAATCGGACAGATTGCTCCCCATTTCACTAAAAGAAAAAGCTAAAGGTTCCCCATTCATATTTGTTGCTTGATTTGTGAGCGAAATCTCACCTGGTTTTAAATGATGCATAATTTCCTTGATACCTTGTATAACACGATTTCCGTGATGTAGCAACATTAAAGAAGGTACACTTTTCACTGTTGGCGGCAAGAGTATCCGCTGTCCCGTATCCAGTATGATATGTATACCACCGTCGGCGTGTTTTTCTCGCCTATCAATGCAAATAAAATGAATATCCTTTGATTGTCTGCTTTTGGCCAACTGTGATAATAATTGCCTCGAATGTTTACATTGATTACTATAGTATAATACCGAACTCATAATATACATTAAATATGTTAAAATTGTAATTAGATTATAACTTAATAAAAAATTGATTAAATATATTTCTTCTTATTTAAATATAAATTAAATGGTAGAATTAGAGCAAACCGTGGCAACTAGCCCCACTTTATACCTCGATTCAAAAGTGGACAATGATATGAAACTAGNATTTACTCTGAAAAATATTAATGTGAGTTTTGTTAATGGATTGCGACGGACCTTACTGCAAGATATTCCAACGCTCGCTTTCAAGACATTTCCTCATGATGAAAATCTTGCTGTTATCCATAAAAATACATCGCGCTTAAATAATGAAATTTTAAAGCAACGTTTGGCATGTATTCCTATTCATATCCGTGATCATTCACTTCCAGTAGAGGAACTTGAGGTAGAAATAAATGTGCAAAACACACAGGATGTCACTATTTATGTGACCACAGAGGATTTTAAAATTAAAAACACGACAAGTGGAAAATATTTAGAGGAAAGTACCCTACGAAAAATATTTCCACCAGACCCAATTACAGGCGATTTTATAATATTTGCGAGACTGAGACCTCGTGTTTCTAATGAAATACCGGGCGAAGAGATCGCGTTGACTGCTAAGATGAGCGCCCACACTGCACGCGAAGATGGGGCATATAACGTATGTTCTGTCTGTTCATACGCCTTTACAGGGGATAAATTGCAACAAGATACAGAATGGCAAAAACATCTTGCTAGTCTACCAGAGGAGGAGAAGGCGCCCGACGCGTTGGTAGAAATGGAAAAGAATTGGTATAATCACGATGCAAAACGATATTTTGTAGAAGATAGCTTCGACTTTGTTATTGAAAGTGTGGGTGTATTCAATGGATCGCAACTGATGAAGATAGCCACAGCCATTTTAATCAAACAACTTACAGAATTAGAAGAGCAAGCGGCGAAGAATAATTTATCTATCGCCAGGAGCAAGACAACAATGCCAAATTCCTTCGATTTAACGCTCGAAAATACTGGTTATACAATAGGTAAGATTATTGAATATCTATTGAATAAAAATTACTATCATGATAATAAATTATTAA